CTGCGTTAGTTATACCATAAGTACAAATGTCTTGAACTACTGCATAATTTACACAAGCACTCATTTTCATTACCATTCTAACATTGTCAGAACCGTCTAATGGAGACATATCAATTACTTTAACCTCGTTCTCGTCGCTTAAAAGTCCTGTTCCGAAAAACAAGTTTGATTTTAATGAGTAAATCATTGTGTCAGATGGCAATCCGTTTGCAACCTCTAATCTGAAGTTATCAAAATATAAAGTTTGCCCACCGTACCAAGTAGTACCTTTGTTATCTACACCGTTTGCGCCAATTGATGAGAACCCTCCCAAAGCACGAACATAGGCTCTATGAATATTAGGGGATACAAATATCACACCGTCTGCTTTACCGTACAATCTTTGAGGAATCGTATCTACAAACGTCCCTAGCTCATTTATTACATTAGATGCGTCAACTCCTCCGACTGCTGCTGCTGTTTCTTGTGCTGCTGGTAAATCAGCGTCTAACGCTAATAATGTACAAAACCCGTCAAATTGTCCTGATACTGAAGCATCACCTGTCCAAATGTAGTTCTCAATTTCTTGAGCTACGCTTGCAATTTGTAACGCTAATAAGTAATCAGCGAATGATTTTGGTAAAACATCGTGAGCTGAATATCCTTGTTCAATCGCTTGCCATGTATCATTGAAGTCATTTTTGCATAGCTGTTTATTAAGTTTTACTTTTTTAGGTACAAGGTATCTTTCAGTCAAAGTGTAAGAACCCGCTGCTGCAAAGTCGCACGTTGAATCTACTAAACCACCACCTAAATCTAAACGGTGCATAACTGCCTTGAACTTTACGTTAGGCATGATTGTAATTAAGTTGTTAGCTAATGTATTACCCTCAAGTAATGCAGCGCTAACCCATTTTTTTGCATCTTCACCTGCATACGAGGTTGTGATATTGCTTGTCGTAGCCATATTATATTATTTAAATAATTTGTTAAAAATTCTATCTTCAAGAGTCGCTTCTCTTTTTGCTCCTATCTTATATTCTAATTTAGGCTCGTTTTTATTCTCAGGGTTAAAAGTGATAGGTTTCGGAGTTTCTTCTAATTCCACAACTTCTTCAACTTTGCTTAATTCTGCAATTTTCGCTTTTAATTCCTCATTTTCTTTTTGAATCGCTTCTATTTCTTCAGCAGAAAAATGTGATTCTCTAACTGTCGATTCGATAACCTTTTTAGGTTGGTTGTTTGTTGGTGCTTGTGGTGCTGCTTCTGCTTCAACTTCTACTTCAGCTTCCGCTGGCATTTCTTCTTCTGCTTCTTTTTCTTTAACTTCTGAAATCATTCCCTCAACTGCAACAACAAGTAAACGACCGTCTTCAAGTTCATACTCTCCAACAGGTAAAGCGATTTTTTGCTCATCTTCTGTTACAATGAATACTTCATTTTCAGCTTCAAACATATCAGCTTCGATAACCGTTACACCGTCAGCTAACTTCATTTGTTCCAATTTGACTTCCATTCCTAACTTGGTCATAATTGATTTTAAAATTTTGCTTGCATTCTTCATACTTCTATATTCTTATTATGTGTTTTTGTTGCATTTAAGACACTTTAACCCTTGGTGCTGGCTTTGGTGTTATGTTACTTATAGTACCTCCTGTAAGTTGTCCTATGCCCTCGTGTTTAAAATCTCCATCACAACATTTTGAGTTGTACGTTCCATCGTCGCATAAGCAACCTTTTTTTCCTCCTTTTCTTCCTCCTGTTTTTTTCATATTGTTATAAATTTATTTTTGTTGCACCATTGAAATAAATCTTCGGGACTCATTCTGTAACTTTCATTAATACCGTAACACCATGCTACGTACTCTGAACAGTACATACGCTCGTTTTCGTTTCCTTTACGTCTGTATTTACCCGTTAAAAGTTCGATAGGTTGTTTAATTAATAAGCCCTCAAAATCGTATGCCGTGTTTCCAATTTTTGTCATAGCTTTTAAGCTGAATTCTTTTTTGTCGAATTGGTTAGGATATCTATGAACTATATATTTATAGTTGTACTTTTTTTGCCACTCATCAAATGGTCGTAAATTAACCCCGTCTTTTTGAGCATCTATAACATAAGGCTTATCCCAAATCTCGATAAACAAAGCTGAATGGCTAACTGTTGATTTTGTCGCTTTCATTATACCTTTTGCAATTATCCCGTTGCCCGTACAATGCAATATGTCTCCTGTTTCTAACTTCATACTCTTATTCCGTAAATTTTAACCGTCATTGCATCAAGCCCCGTAATATTGTCTTTAACAATAAAGCCAACTCTATCGGTAGTGTTTTTTTTAAGTTTCAATCCCCATTGAAGCCCAAAAACATCTTCTAAATCAATTACACCTACATAGGCTTCTGACGCACTTATAGCATTAGTTAATTGAAAAGCAGCGTTACCTGTACCATAAGCGGGTTGAAAGTTAGCTAACTTTACAAAGTCATAGTTGGTTTTTAATCCGCTTTCTATGATGTACTTTCCCTGAGTTTGGTTAAAGTAATAGAACTCTAAGCCATTAGTTAAAGCCGCTAAAGCACCAAACTGATTAAGCACAGCCCCTGCATCTGCTATCTCAAAAACTATCGTATTGATATAAACGTCGTAATCCCTCGCAGTTACATAAAAATCTTGATTAGTTACAGAACCGTTAACAACCATACTTGTTGCACCCGTGCCATTTAGCTTCATGTATTCTGCTATTGGTAAAGTAATTTGTTCAGCTTCTTTTGGTGGCTGAGGAATTACGTAAACATTAACCGAGCCATCCTCTTCGATAGCTAGTGAATGTCCGTTCTTTTGGTCGTGTAAACTTGTCTTTAACATTATACTTGACCTTCTTCAATTTCTAAATAACAAGCAATAGCGAACTCGACTATCATCGAAGTGTTACCAGTTGGGGTTGTAAATAATACTCCTACACTTGAACCTTTAGGTAATGTTATAGCTCCTGCACTAACCGCCACACGTTGTGTTGCTGTAGGTAAAATCGACTCCAAAGCTATTGACCCATCTGTAAAGGTGTTACCAGTTGCACCTTTGTAGAATGTAACATCTAATGCCCTTGAACTACCAAAATTTCTGTTTACGTTTATTTCACCTGCTACTGCTCCACTAATTATTGTTCCTGCTGTTGGGTTGCGAATGATGTCAACAAAGACATTTCCCGAACCTCCTGTGCTTGCTCCAGTTTGATAAAAGAAGTTAGTAAGGACTAAAGGGAAGTTTTCGTTGTTCTTAACGTACATTACTGCATTAGTTGCCCCACCATTCGTTAAGGTAATTCTCCCTGTGTTTAAATTAAATGAAGTACCACTTTGTGAGCTATATGATTCCCTATCTGTATTAATTGAATCTACGTGCAATCTTCCATCAATATCTACTTTAGCACCGTAACTTTTACCCGTTCCGTCTTGTATAATTTCTGCCATTTTATTTGATTTTTTAAATAGATTTAGTTCTTATAAAAGCTGTTGTTGCTATCCTTACCGACTGCGATGTGTTACCCGATGAAGCAGCCCATGTTATACCGATTGTATTGCCCTTAGCTAACAAAAAAGGTGTTGATGTAAAATTAACAACCGCTGAACCTGCTCTATTTGTAGAGCCTAAAGTAGTACCTCCTGTTAAAGTAGCACCAGTAGCGCCTTTGTAGGTTGTTACATCTAATTGATTCGAGCTTGAAAAATCTCGATTTACGTTTGCTTCAACTGCGAGCTCGCTACTAACTATTGTACCACCTGTTGGATTTCTAAGCACTTTTAAAGTGCCATCTCCAGAACCGCCCGTTGACGTTCCTAAAATAATTAATATCTCTTGAATAATAACATCTTCTTCGCCATCGTTTTTTAGGTACCAAACAGCGTTATCAACTCCCGAGTTAGTTATATCTACTAATCCTGTATTTATATTATATCCGTTACCCAAAAAAATAGATTGATTTACTTCTACTCTCGTAATTGCATTAGTATGAAGTCTATTGTCTGAGTCTACT